GGAGGAATGGGTACTGCATTAGAAGATGATGCGGTTAAAACATCTAAAGTTCTATTTGAAGTTCCTCTAACCGTTTCATCTTTTATAATCCAAACTCTTTCTGCGGTTACAGGCATTGTTAAAGTTCGATTAGCCGATAACGTTCCATAAAGTCTTAAATAAATATTTTTACCATTAGAAGTTGATCCATCGGTTAAAACCAATGTTACATCTGCTCCAGCCATGTCTATACTTACATAACCTGTTGCTGCCTGTTCTAAAATTTGTAAATTAGTATTGGTAATGCTTCCCCACAACCCGGCTTTTTCACCGGTTGTAACGAGTTCTAGTTGAATATCTGTTGAATAAGTTGATGCCATAATTTTAAGTTGGATCTATTGGTGTCCATGTCATTGTAGCTGCCGGTTGTATTTCACTCCATGTTATAGCCGCAACTGTACCTGTTGCTAATGTTAATGCAGATCCTGTAGGTACCACAACTGCAGTAGTTGTAATTGTAGCACTTCCTATTGAAATCACAAGACTGATCTTCACAGCCGTGATATTAGCATCGCCTGTTATAGTGACTGATCCAGTTCCTAAAGTAAGAGCATTTCCTGTAACAGCTACATAAGTAACCGGAGGTCCTGCCGTTGAAAACGGTAATTCGGCGAATGCTGCAAATCCTAATAGCATGGTAGTTGCCTACCTCGCTACGCCAGGTATATTATTCGATGATACAAGTGGAAATTCTGCAAAGGCTGTATAACGATGAGAACCACCATTCATACAAGAGGTAGAAACTTTCAATTTAAAACCATTTGATAAAATATTTATTGAATAATTTGCTGCATCTTGCGTATACCCGTTATTACTTCCACCATTATCAGTATAAATAAACCAGTCTGAAAGATTATAAGTATTTTTATTTGTATCCCACATAATCCAGTTACAACTTCCTGAATCATATCGTTTTACTGTAACGGTTTTTGGTCTAAAGCCCGTATAAATAAACATACCATCAGTACTTGAATTTCCTGTAAAATCTCCGAAAGCTGAATATCCTTTTATATCTGTCCAAACCATAGCTGTATAAGTACCACCAGTCGCATAATTAACGTCTTCATGATTACCTAAATAAAATAATGTAGATGTAGGTTTAGTTGAAGCCCACATATCACCTGATAATTGAGACACATAACTATTTCTTCTTAGATAATTTGTATCCCATTCACGATTACCAACATCTGAAACCCAGTTTTCTCCTGAATCTCTTTTTATTATGATGTGTTTTGGTGCTTTACCTAAACCATGAGCAATATTTGCACCTGAAACTCCATTTCCAGTATATCTAAACATAGCAAATCCACTTGTAGTATTAACATTTGCTGCTGACGGAGTTATTGTTCCACCGCTAGGTACGCTAGTAGAATCACCATTCCAACAATAATTAACATACGTACTGCTAGTAGCATTCCAAAGACCACTACCTAATGTAAATCCATTTGCATCAAAAGAAGTTATTGAAGCCGCATCAGTTACATCTGCTACTGCTTCAAATAATTTTTGATACTCTCCTGTTCCCAGTACAGAAAAGAAGTTATACATGGTAGTACCGATAGCATCAGTTCTTTTATTCCAAATACAAGATGGAGAAAATCCTGATCTTACTGTAATTGCCTGACTCGCAGAATCTCCTGTCGATACTGTTGCTGAAAATTCATCTCTTGGTTCAAATGATATATAAGTTGCCATAATTAACCTCCGTAAGCCTTAATATTTTTTGTGCATAAACAATAGTAACCTGCTGGAACATCATATTCCATAGCTCCTATTCCTGCATCATCAGCTTGCGCTGAAGTGACTGCTGTTGTTCCGAAATATCCGTTGCCGAAATTAAATTCTCCTTTGCATGAAGTATCAAAACTATGCCATAGAGGAAACCACCAAATGTCTCCTAGAGCAGGTAGAGTTGCATGAGCTGTAATTGATACAGCTCCAGTCCCTGTTGCTCCTGAAGTAGGGTCTCCGCTATTTTGCCAAGTACCATTTTTTCCAAAATAAAGTTTATTATTATCTAAATCTAATGCAACTTGCACAACATCTCCATCAGCAATCGTTGCTGCCCAAGCTGATGAAGTTGAACTTACATCCATTAAATCCCCAGCAGCAAATTCATATCCAATAGCTCTGTTTCCAGCATAACCATCAAAACCACTAGCAACCGTACTATCATCCAGATCGGCACCAGTAACTGCAGTTTCTGAAACAATACCTGTACAGCCATTAGCGTTAACATTACATTGAACTTCCCAATACCATTTTCCTGCTTGAACTCCCATAGTTGCTGGTCTACCTTTGTTAGCAGTAGAAGTAATAAGTGAAGTATTACCATTGCTATAAGTAGTTCCTGTACTCCAGTAATAAATTGGGTTCATAGTCGCAAAATTATTATCAGGATTATCGTAAGTCGCTGTTAAAGTTCCTGATGTTGTAAAGCTATAAGCATTAGCAGAAGTATCTAAATCTAAATTAGTTCTATCTTCCATGTTCAACTGCCAACCATTCGTTCCATGAGTTACTGATGGACTTTCATTAATTGTCCAAATTCCTGAAGTGCTATCTGTTTCACCAAAGTCCGAAGCCGCATAAGCAGTACCCATAGTTAAATTAAGATGGGACATCTCCCCATTAAAGAAATAAGTAGACGCATGTTGTTTTCCTATGTCTACTTCAACGCCACTTGTTGCAAGGGAACAACCAGTTTCAGCTGAACCTGGATTACTATCCGTAGCAAAACTTGTTTCTTCGACACCATTAACATAAATTCTCATTCTATCACCAGCACTAGCTGTAGTATCCCAAGCAAAAACTAAATGGTACCAGGCCGCAGGGTCTCTAAATAATCTATTAGTAATCAAGTTACCAGCAGTTCCCCCATTAGGTTTATTAGCCCAATGTAAAGCTCCACTTGCCTGAAATTCTATTTCTGTATAGTCGGCTGAACCTCCATCACTTGAAGCCCAAAGCATACAATTTCTAGCACTTAAATCACCCCTTTTGAACCAACCACTATAAGTGAATTTGTCTCCAGTAAAGGTAGATCCAGGTGACCAATATACGTATGTGCTTGCCATAATTAAATCCTAATTAAATTGTCCTCCGCCTGTTGCTCCAAAGCTAGACGTTAAAGTAAATGCTCTATCAGCCGTTTGAGCCTGCGCGTCCGTCGCTCGAAGTGTAAACGAATATGTTGCCGCCGCTGTATTTGAACCCGCAAAATCTGTAGTACTTATAACACCTGTTGAAGAATTAAGCGAGCAATTTGCAAGCGATGCATTTGTCAATACATCTGTGGTTTCTGTATAAGCTACCGTATCTCCCGTTGCCGCTACTGTTACCACATCTCCTGAAAAATCTCCTGCAACTGTTCCTAAAGAACCAGCCGTAGTTGTCCAAACGGGTGCATCGGATATAGTAAGAACTGCAGTCGTACTTCGAACCGCGAGTCCTGTATTTAATTCTATTCTTATAAAATATGTTCCATCGACTGATAGGGTGCATCCGACGGTTAATTGTGTTGCTGAATCTCTAACCACCGAACTTGCGGCAGTGATCGCTCCTGTTGAAGCTTGAAAGTCTACAGAGGGAATTCCGCTTGAACCAAAATTAGTTCCTACAATCACCAAAGAAGTTAAATCATTGGTTGCTACGCTGGGTGTTGTTGAAGTAAACGTTGGGTAAATTACTGCTTCTAACGCATCGGCATAAGCTTTAATTGATTGTTGTGTCGCTAATTTCGTTGCACTATCAGAACTCATGTCATCTTCATCAAGACAGTCTGAAATATTTGTAACTGTTGGAAAATCCAGATTTTGTGAATTTAAATCTAGGTCACCGCCTAATTGAGGACTGGTATCCGCAACAAGGCTAGCTATAGCTCCTACCGGGGCCCCACTTGCATCTAAATAAACAGCTTTGCTTGCTGGTAAAGTACAAAATACATCTTTTGTACCCGCACTAAAATCAACAACATTATCTGAATTAGAACTAGTAATAATTGTAGTTCTTTGTAAATTAGTTGAGGTACTTAAAGTTCCTAAACCAACTTCCCATTCATTAGATCCTTGAAGAAATATTGCATAGTAAGTTGTATTAGTAGTTGCAATCCCGGCATTAAAAGTTTCAAAACCAGTTACTGCTCCATCTAATACCCAAGTAGTTTGACTATTACCAGTTGATGTACTGGTTTCTTTTACTCTGTCATTTATAACCAAAGCCATTTAATTTCCTTAAGCCATGCTTATAATTGCATTCGCCGCTGTTGCTGGGCTCGGGAATGTAATCTTAAACGTACCACTACTAGCAGTTTTACTTCCTGAAAAATCTAATACTACACATAATTTATCTCCCTGATCATCATTGTAAATTGCTGCATAAGCTGCTGTAAACGAAGCTGATCCCCATTCTTCGTCATCAAAATCACAAGAGGCTACTGCTGTTGAAGCAACAACTGCATTACCACTTAAAGTATTTCCAGTCGTAGCGTAATTAGTTCCAGAAGCACTCACTTCACTTGTTGCACTATAAACAGTACTCGATGTAGTGTAGGGATTAGCCGTGTATAAAGCTATTTTAAAACTATCACCTCCCGAAGCAAAATTATGTGTTCCGGTGAATAATTCTCCCCGAAATGAAAAAGGTATTACATTTGCCATATTTTTTTATCTCCTTAAAAAGTTGATGGTGATTCCGATTTAATAGGGAGACGAATAACTCCATCCTGATATTCGTTTCTGCGTCTACGACCCATTTGTTCAGTCGCATACGTTTCTAAAGCTTCTTTGTACTGTCCTTGATAGAGTTGTATCATATCCATTGGACCTTTCAAGTATCCATATGCATTTACCAGACATGCGTATAAAAGTAAATCTTGATATTTATTGGATACATA